GTAACAGGATAAAATAAATACAATATGTTTAGTACTCCGATAACATTTTTAAAATTTAAAGTTTCAGTACCTGGTTATGATCCAGATGCACAAGCATTCTTGACAGCTACAGGTATCACTGACGTTACTATTTCGGATGCAATTAATGCTTTAGTCGTAGATCTTAAAGCAGCTAGTTTATGGACTAAATTCTATGCAATTTGGCCTATAGTTGGTGGAACTGCTACAACAACTAAATATAACTTAATAGATCCACAAGACACTGATGCAGCATTTAGAATGACTTGGGTTGGAGGATGGACATTTGATGCTTCTGGGGCTAAGGGTAATGCTTCTAACACTTATGGAAATACCCACTTTGTAATGTCAACAGATTTTGCAGATCCGCAAAATGTATCTATAGGTCATTATAGTTTAGATGGAGTAGCAGCAGTTCAAGCTTATATAAATACTGGAATTTCAGCAAGAGCTACATTTACTGGAAGTTGGGGTTACTATAACGATTTAGGAATAGGTGCTAATATTGGAGTTTTTGATCCGTATGGTGAAGATTATAGAGTTGGGATATTTACTGCAGTAAACTCCCAAGGATTAAACTGGAGTGAAAAAGAATCAGCTACATCTAATAAAATTTATAAAAATAGCACATTAACTGCATCTAATACAGCAAATACCTCTTCAGCAACTATACCAAGCCAACCTTTATTTTTAGGAGCAAGAAACGAGGAACAGTATAACGGATTTCCTAGTTTTGCAAACGTGTCAGGTAACACATTTGCATTTGCTTATATTGCAGATTCTATTGGAGCTTCTAACGCATCAACATTCTACACTATAGTTCAAGATTTCCAAACAGCATTAGGTAGACAAGTATAATTTATATTATGAAAGTAAAATTATTAACACCGGAACAAACAAATTTATTAATAGGTGCTGAAATAGCAAATAGCTATTTCGCTAATCCATTTTTAGATGCAGATGGAAATAATGTGTTATCCATTCAGGAATCAGATTCGGTTACTAATCCAGATTACTTATGGATTAAAGAACTACCAGAAATAGATTATAGCCCAATTCCATTTGACCTTTCAGAATTTAATGTCAACTAACAACTAAAACATATTTAAGAACATGGCAGAATACAATTTTAATTCATTAGGGCAGGACAACCAAACCAATATGGTTCCCAACCCAACAATACCGCTAATTTTTAAAGTTCGCGGATACCCTTGGGAATCGTATGGGCAGGGGAACGATTATCCTTCTTTTATTACAGAACTTTATGCTAAGTCTGCTATTAACCGTAGAGCACTACAAGCTAAAATCTTGGGTGTGTTTGGAGAAGGTCTAAGAACAGTAGATCCTAATTTGGAATATGTGTTGGGACGAGCTAATGACGAAGAATCTTGGAACTGCGTATTCGAGAAAATCGTAACAGATTACGAAATATACGGAGGATTTGCTGTTAATGTTATTTGGAATGCTACAGGGGAAAGAATTCATAGTTTCTACCATTTACCATTTCCATCTATTAGATCTGGCGAGATAGATCCTAAAACAGATAAAGTTGAAAGCTACTACTATTCTAGTAACTGGAACAACTTTAGAAAGTTTAGACCGATAGAATATCAAGCATTCGATCCTAACTGCGCATTAGAAAAAAGTTCGCAAGTGCTTTTCTTTATGGATTACAATCCCCAATCCCAGTATTATCCTATACCTAGTTATTCCGGGTCATTACAGGACATTACAATCGATGTAGAGGTAAGTAACTTCCATTTAAGCAATTTAGCTAACGGGTTAAATCCAAGTCTTGTAATCAACTTTAAAAATGGTGTGCCCTCGATAGAGAACCAAAAACAGATCTACGATTCGTTAACTGCTAATTTCTCGGGTACACAAAATACAGGCAGATTTTTCTGCTCGTTTAGTGATGGTCCAGAACAAGCACCAGATGTAATTCCTATCACAAGCGCAAACGATACCTACTATGTGCAACTTGAGTCTAGGATAACAACTCGAATTCTTACGGGGCACGGCATAACTAGTCCTTTGCTATTAGGTTTGTACCACGAAGGAGGAAGCGGATTAGGATCTAATAAAGACGAAATCTTAGTTTCTTACGAGACATTTAAGAACACAGTACTTAGACCAGACATTAAAGCACTTTTAAAACCTATGGATCGTCTTATGAAGTACTACGGTTACAATACTAAGCTTTATGTTGAACCACTTAAACTATTCCCAGAAGGTAAAGACGCAGTAGATAATTCAGTAGAAGTAGCAACAGTTTAAAAATATAAATCAAAAAAATGCAACAAGTACTTTTTGTCAGTCAAGAGAGACTCGAAGCTTATACTTCGTTAAACACCAATCTGTCACCGGCGGATCTTCAGCCATACGTTTTCGACGCACAAAATATAATGATGCCTCATTATTTAGGTGGTACCTACTATAATGCGCTAAGAGATAGAGTTATTGCAGGAACCCTTACTGCTGCTGACGAAAATTTACTAGATGTTTTCATAGGACCTTACCTTTGTAATTACGCTTACTATATGGCTTTACCATTTGTGTGGGCAAGATCGTACAATAAAGGAGTAATGAAAGCCACTTCTGAATCTGGAGTTAGTTTAGAACTTGATGAATTTAAGTTCTTGCAATCCCAAATTAAGTCGATTGCAGAAAGCTACGCAGGACAGATGGTTAACCATCTAATAACAAATTCGCAAGAATTTCCGCTGTATTCTCAGGCCCTTATAAAAGATGGGGAGCTCCCTGATCGTAGCTCACCATTCACAGCTAATATAGTAGTTCCTGGCCTAGGTTACGGGGTTAGAAGGTTAAACGGTTACTACGGAAACGGTTTTGGTAACGGATATTGGGGCGGACTTTATAACGGATTAGATTGCTACAACCTTCCAAATGGGTAATATGAAAGATAACAATAAGAACACTAAGCCAAATTCTTTAGGTGTAAAGCTTTCTAAGGCTTACAAATCTACGGAACTTAATGAACTTAAATTAAAAGCTTATTTAGCTGCTGTTAAACCTTCTAAATCTTAAACCTTGATATTCGAAAGTCTATTTCAGTGTACCTACCCAGTTCCAACTGAACCAATTGAATTTAGAACACACCCAACAATACCAGAAATAGAAGCAACCCGTTGTGGTTTTGTTAGGTGCAAGAATGAAGATTCCAGAATGGATGTTTACACTTCTAAGACAACAGGAGCCATTGTTATGGAGTGTTGGACTGGACAAGTGCTTCCGCCTTACACTAATGTGCGTCACAAGAACTTAAATCCATATGATTTCCATCTGGACAATCTAGAAATTTTAGTTGTCGACGATCCAGATAGAATAGCAAACGAAAAAATTTTCCTAGAGAATACAGTGGATCAGATGTTGCTTAGAGAAGAAATGTTTGGCGAATATCGTGATATGGAATCTTACTTTAGACAATTAGGAGTACCACAAAAGTTCATTAAAGCTTGGATGAAAAAATCCAAGCAATATAAATCGAAACAATTTGAAAACGCTTTACTATAAACTATGTTCGAATTAATTTTAATGTTTTCCAATTTGTGATTTTAATGCTTCACGAACAGAAAAGGTCTAGGTAACTAGGCCTTTTTTTTGTGGTATTTTCTATATTTTCTGCTAAATACTATGAAACAATATCTCTTTTTGTATATATAGTCTATAAATTATTAAATAAACAATATGGAACAGACAGATTTTACAAACGAAGAATGGAGGGATATCACCTCTTACAATGGTATTTTTTTAGGAAGTTATCAGGTTAGCTCTCACGGTAGAATTCGCGGATTAAGCGAAAGAAGAACACTCGACGGCGGAATTATGAAGCTAAAAACCACAAAGCACGGTTACAAATGGATAGGGTTAAGTGTTAAAAGAAAACACGGATTAAAGTCTAGAATAATTAGTATTGGTGTTGCTAGATTAGTAGCATTCGAATTCGTACCTAATCCAAATGATTACACAGAGGTGGATCACCTAGACCATTCGAAGGACAACAATCACTACACCAATTTACAATGGATCGAACACGATAAAAATTGTAGACGTTCGCAAGCTTACATCTATAAGATCTGGTTTAAAGACAACCCAGAAGAGATTTACCAATTCAATTCTAGAAGACAGGTGGAACTGTTTATCGAGGAAAGATTAAACAGAGAAAACAAGATTAATGTAAGTTACATTATTGCAAACCGTCAGGGTAAGTATTCTAAAGATGGTTTCGCTATCACTTCTGAAAAGTTAACTGGAAAACAGTTATTCAGACAGCAAAAGAAAAGTAAATAAATTAAAACAACAAAAATGGAAAACGAAGAAATTTGGAAAGATATTCCAGGTTATAAAGGATATCAAGCATCCACTTTAGGTAGAATAAGAAGTTTAAAATTTGGTAAATGCAAGATCATAAAATTAAACTACAGTAATAATACCGGGTATGCTAAGGTTACGTTGTTTAACAATGGCAAAAAAATGTCTAAAGCTGTGCATAAAATGATAGCGATAACATTTCTTGATCACAAACCTGAGGAATCAAATTTAGTAATTGATCATATTTCGGGTCAAAAATTGGATAATAGGTTATGTAATTTACAGGAATTACCGATTAGAGAAAACCAACATAAGTCAATGAACAAAACAAATAATACTAGCATTTACATAGGAGTAAGTAAAGCTACTGGTAAAAGAAATAAATCCTGGGTAGCAAAAATAGGATTTAATAGTAAGAATATACATTTGGGATATTTTAAAACACCAGAAGAAGCATCAGCAGCATATCAAGAAGCATTAACTAAGATCAATAATGAATTATTGTAAAATATTTTTTTTACCCGTAAACGCATCTTACATTTGCATTAACATTAAAAAATAACAATATGTCATTAGAAAACAAAATCGAAGAATTAACAACACAGATCGAAGAATTAACACAATCTGTAAACGAACTAGCCTATGCTCTTAAAGGAGAGATGAACGACCACCTAACAGATGCCATCATCTATCTAGCAAAAGAAATGGAGCTAAAAAGAAAGAAAGAAAGTTCAATGTAATGAACCAGAAACTATCCCAAAAAGAGCAGGAGTATATAAAACTCCTGCTTAAATCCAAGCCGGTAGATAAACCGGAGGTTAATAAGAAATGGTTAGACAATCATGTAAAAACCTTATTAACAAAGTACAAGAAATCAAATAAGCTATTCTAAATGGAAATAAGCAATAAAATCACACTTTGGAAAAACTTAAAGCAAACTACAGAACCAGAATTTATTTCATTAGAAACATGGCTAGATTTAATTAAAAACACACCCGAACCCCACTTATCGACTATTAATAAGGCTAGGACTTATCCAAAAAGTTCTACTTCTTATAATAATCTTAAGAAAACTCTACCTGTGTCCCAACTTAATGGGTGCTTTCCAGAACGTAAGATAGCTAGTTGTATCTCTTTAACCGGATACGCTTATCTTGATATTGATGGTTGTGATATGGATTCGGTTAGGACTATTCTTAAACAATCCCCTTATGTTTATTCGTTTTGGAGATCCGTATCTAATACTGGATACGGAATATTGGTTAAGTACGAATCGAACCCAGATCTTGACTTTAATCTAATGCTAAGTGAAATAGCCCAAGAGATAGGTATAGAGCTAGATAAAAATGCTAAAGGTCTTAATCGTACTAATTTCTTAAGTTCTGATCCAGATCTTTATATTAATCTAAATGTTAGACCTTACGTTACGAAAAAACATTTAGTTGGAATAATAAATAAAGAAGATAGTATTTATACCAACTACATGTTTTCTCGTAACGGACTACAATCCCCAGATCTTGTTTTTGAACTTTATTTAGATGCTTATCCCCAACCAGTTGTATTTGAATCTAGACCATTCTTTAAAGCATTTTGGCCATGGTCATCTAAATCCCAACCTAAGAAAGTTACTAAAGGAGATAGAAATCTATACATGACCTGTTTCATTAACAATTTAAGATTGCTTAATCCGGATAAAAAGAAAGCCGTAGAGACGTTAGCGTACTCGTACAATACAAACTATTGCGTACCAGCTTTAAGTTCAGCAGACGTAAAGAAAATGATAGAATACAGCTATAGTCGAACCGATCTAGAACCCATTTGGGTAAGAACTAAGAAAATATGGGTGGATCCGGCCTATAAGGGTAATAAGAACAAACTTATAGGACAAGCTAAGAAATTACGAAGTGTTAACAAAATAGAAGACTACTTATCAGAAGCATTTTGTAAGCAAAAAAAAATTACAGTAAAGAAAATAGTAGAAGCAACCGACCTTTCTATGAGTACCGTTAATTTATATTTAGTCCATTATAAAGATGAGATAAAAGAATTCAATAAATTTATAATGGAGACTAGACCTAAAATTCCACGGTCCCGCGTAAAAAACCTATCATTGGTATAATATAAAGAAAACATGAGTTATAAAATCCTAAAAATTTATCCGGAAGTAATGTCCGACCCACGATTAAGATCGTTAGAAGAGAAGTTAATAGTATGTCATATACTTGGTCTGCAGAATGAAGGCAAGTGCGTCTTCAGTTCAGATGCTCATATAGGTGGTTTAATTTGTCGTAGCGAAGCCGAAACGTATCAGCTAATACTTTCCTTAGCTAACCGCAATATAATCAAGCCTAGCTATCCTAGCAATGGTACAGCAAGATTCTTGTCTGTAGTTACTTCAGCTACCATTATTCAAGATTGTGGAAACGACCACCTAGACATTTTTTCAGAACTATAATGCCAAATCCAAATTCAACATCAAGAAGAAAGGAGTTCAAAAACAGAGAACTTCCGATTGTGACCTCTATCATTAGCACATATAAACAAAAAAAGTTTAAGGTTGTAGATGGTATCGAATCGGTAATGATATACGAACCCAACTCCACATTCAGAATATTCGTTAGCAGAATCTCTCATGTGTTGCAAATGTATTATCTTGGTGAAGGGGAAGTGGCTAAAGAACTTTCTACCAGATATCTGGATTCGGTAGATAAAGTGCTGGAAGAAGAAGCTAAATTTAAAGCAGAATGGGGTTAAAACCCTGCTAGTTATGAAAGAGATATATAATCTGCGAACATAACTAAACACTTTTGGATATCACAACCTGGACAAACCAGAACTACACGAAACTTCTAGCATCAGCTAAGAATATTTCATACAACAACGATCTTTCCCACGAACTGCTCCACTATTCTCTGGAGCAGTTGTTGTTGAAGCCCAATATTCACGATATTATTAATAGTGGCGGGGCAGAATTCTACATAATTAGAATTATGCTCAATCAATGGAGATCAACCACATCACCCTTTTATAGAATATACCGTAAGAATGAATGTCAGATCGACTTGGATTCATACTTAAGTAGAAATGATGTTGCTGATGAGCCAGAATCAGACTCCCAGGATAGAACCGACGAGATTAAATCAGAGTTATGTAATCTACCTTGGTACGAAAGAAAGCTATTCGAATTATACAGTGAAGAAGGTTATACAATTTCAAGCTTGGCCAGGGAAACAGGAATCCCAAGAACGTCCCTCTCGCTCAGCATCAACAGAGTAAAAAAACACCTAAAAGAAAAACTAAAAACATGAGTAACACAATCCATTGGGGATTTGCTAACACCCCAGCAACCTACACAACAACAACGGACAAGTTCGAGGTAACTGTTTCTAAAATGAGAACAGCCATGAACATTCACCCAGATCACGAAATCATCATCTATAACCATGGAGCTAATCAACCAACTACTAATGACGCTAGCAATAGCAACAGCATCAGCAACACTTCTGATACTCCCACCGTATCAAAACGTACTAAAGCAACTAAACCTGTGGAGGAAACCGCTGAACTGCAGTCTGTGCCTACCATTTTGGGTGATGTTGACCCTGAGTCTCCTGTACTTTAATTACCCAATACCAGAATCTATAATATTTTCCTTGGTGGCTGCGGCAGTTGGGGACGAAGTTAATAAGATACAGAACAAGTTATGGTAAACGGAAAATGGAAATTAATGCTAGAGTATCTAGTAGAAGATAAAGAAGGTAACAGAAAGCTGATCTGGACCACGATGGATAATAAACAAGCCCTAATAGATCAAGGATATAAAATAATACCAAGATGACAGAAGAACTACAATTAGAATTAATAGAGTTGGGAAAGCGAATGTTCACTGGGACAAAAGCCAATTGGAACTCAGAGGAAATCGCCCAAATCTACACAATGTACAACAAGATTCATGGAACAAATGACCAAGATAATGGATGTGGATCTTGTAGACGAAGCCATATACACAGTTTAAGGAACATTTATATGGCCCTTGTTAAAACAAATCCCATACAATAATTATGTTTCAGAAAGGACAATCGGGAAACCCTAACGGTAGGCCCAAAGGAGCCAGCAACATGGACACCAGGAAGATTAAGGTAGCGTTTCACAATCTTCTAGAAAACAATTTGGATAACATTAGTCAATGGTTAGCCCAGGTAGCTGCCAAAGATCCCCAGAAGGCTATAGACCTAACCCTAAGACTATCGGAGTTTGTAGTGCCTAAGTTGGCTCGCCAAGAGATAGTAGGACAAGACGGTTCAGAGCCAGTAAAGATATCATTTAATTTTTCAACAGCATCAGATGAGCAAAGCCAAGAAAGCCCACAGGGCGAAGGTAGCGAAACGGAATCAACGGATTCAGAATGAGCAACGACAATTTGTTAACCTTGTCCAAAAGGTTAAGGAGGATAGAGAGGCTAAAGAAGCCTTTGCTGAGGTTAGTAACCCGACTAGGCCAAATGGTATGTCTCACTTCCTTCCATTAACCGGTGCAGAGACCCACGATCCATTTAACGATAGAGATGTTTGGATAGCTGGACCATCCGCAATAAGAGGCTATAGGGCTAAGGAAGGTTAAAAGGGTTAACATGGAGGTAACAAGCAACTTTATACCCTACCCCAAACAGATGGAGGTTATTAATGGCATCATAAACAGTGATGTCGTTCACCATGTGTTATGTAGTAGTAGACAGGTTGGTAAGACCATTATGGCAGAGAATCTGTTATTGTACTACGCTATCAATTACCCAGATTCCTATAATGTCTTAGTCAGTCCGGTGTTTAGCCAGTCTAAGAAATCCTTTATGGATCTAGCTAAAGCTGCCGGTCCTAACAATCCACTTATAGCAACTTCGAATGCCTCAGAACTTATAATGACGTTCAAGAATGGCTCGGTTATCCGTATGGTGTCAGCAGAATCTGGGCAGAACCTAAGAGGGTTTACCGTTAGTGGTCTACTAGTCCTAGATGAAGCAGCCTTCGTACCCGAAGATGTATGGACCACAATCCTTAGACCAACCACACTTATCCGGGGTAAGAAGGTGCTGTTCATTAGCACTCCCAACGGCACCAATTGGTTTAAGAAGATCTTTGATTGGGGTCTAGATCCCGAGTATAAAGATTGGAGCAGTTACAGAATAACCTCGTACGAGAACCCTTACCTAGACCTAGAGTCATTAGAGTTAGCCCGGAAGACGCTACCTGAGAAGACCTATCTACAGGAATACCTAGGTGTCTTTCTAGAAGGTGGAGGTTCGGTATTCAGTGGCTTTGCCCAGTGTGCCACCTTAGAATCCCTACAGACTAAACCAGAAGCTGGTCGTAGATACTTTGCAGGATTAGACCTGGCAGTGGCTAATGACTACACGGTGCTAAGTGTGTTTAACGACCAGGGAATCTTAGTGGACTTCTACCGACAGAACAAGACATCCTGGGAAGAGATCATAGGCGATGTAACCCAACGCATTAACCATTGGAAGTGCTACACCATAGTGGAGAAGAACTCGATTGGTTCGGTTGTCAGTGAGCAACTAGCCAAAGCCTGTCCGAACCTAATAGAAGCGTTTACAACAACTAACGCGTCCAAGAAAGATATTATCGAATCTTTGAAGCTATCGTTCGCTGACAAGTTAATACAGATCCCTAAAAAGGATGTTCTTAGTATCCTGCATATGGAGCTTAGCATCTTTGCCTACAAGATGTTGCCATCAGGACTTATTAGTTACTCTGCACCTTCGGGAGCAAGCGATGACTGCGTGCTTTCGTTAGCCTTTGCTAACCGGGCGTTAACCCAGGGCAAGAGTAAAGGAACCTATTCTGTCTACACCGGGGCTACGAGTAGGTTAAGCCCGGATAACAACCCACAGAACATTTATTCTTAAATCCTTCTGCAACTTTCATCTAATCCATATTTAACAACATAAACATAATCTAATAAGATGCCATTAGCAAATTCGGGACCAGTAAGATCGTATAAGGAAGTAATAAACTACTTCAACGACTTAGCCATGAGTCATATGGGCGTAGAACAGTTCTCGACCGGTATGATATCTGACATTGATGTACAGACCAACCTACAAACACCAACTAAGTATCCCTTAGTTTTCTTAGTCCACAGAGGTGGCACTATTGGAACTGGAGGCAAGACCACGTTTAGCTTTACCCTAATGGTTATGGACATTGCTAAGAACCAGGAGCCGCTAGAGGTTAACAGGTTAAGCGATTGCCATGACATCCTGCAGGATCTAATTAGCCGAATCCAATTAACCTCTTGGGACTCGGTAGAGATCGTGTTGGCTATGCCCGTGATCACCACACCATTCGTGGAGAGATTTAACAACAACCTATCCGGTTGGGCAGCGG